TTATTCCAAAGAACCATTTCATATGTAGCATTTTGTGGATAATTATCATCAAGATAAGCTATTAAAATATCATTCTCCCAAATTGGCTTACCATTCTTATCTTTTAAGCCTGTACATTGACAAATTGTGTCTGGTCTTATTTCAAATGCAAATGGTGAACCTGCCTTATTGCTTATATACCATTTATCATCTTTGCAATGTAGAAATCCTATAACCCACTCTCCGCTACAAGTTTTTGCTTTAAATAAATATCTATCTTTCATATTTCCTCCTTTTGGTATTAATTTAACTATGGATATATTTTTCTTTCTTTTTTTCTTTTTTCTCTTCTCTTTTGCTTCCGGGAAAATATAATCCATAGCGTCATTCCAACCTTTTGTGTAATATTTACTGATATAATCTTTATAATTTCTCACTGCTGGTACGCTTTTGTATAATGGTTTTTCAATCATATTCTCTCCTATCTGCTTCTGATTGAAGCCATTGCATAACATTACAACAATATCCATCTTTACATCCATTGCATTCCGCAGAAGTCGTTTCTGTTCTTATAAGTCCTCCGCACATCTTAATTTTTTCAATAACGCAGGCTAACTCTTCATCCGACATATTCCTTATTCTGTCAGCATTGGTGTGGTTAGTTTCACAATTCCGTATATTTGCAAATTCTGCAATACCAGTTATCACATTTACGTAGTAATTTACCAACTCATTTCTATCTATATTGTGCCTATCTGCCATTTTGCAAAGTTTATCTAAAGTATCACTTACTATAGTATCTAAATCATTCATTTCTTCATTTGTCGGCCTGTATTTTTTACTCATTTTCTTTACCTCCTAATTCATTCACTTTTGGAAATATTTGATATTATCATCTGTCCGCCTATAATATTGGCATATTCTTTTTCTAAATCTTCAATTGTGATTTTTGGGATAGCAATATTCATAACATTCTCTCTTCCATATTCATCAATAAACTTGTTTATCCACCATGCTTCTATATTATTAAGATATTTTTGTGACTTAACACGTACTTCCGTAACTACTTCAAATGCTAAATCTGTTATATTACCTTTAGCACCTTGTTTTGCATGCTCTTGCCAACGAAAGAAGGGCATATATACTGTCTGACCTATGTAATGCATATTGTTTTTCCTGTTGTAAATATGATAAATATATCCATATACGCCACCGTTCATTGTGTAATCTTCTCTTTCTTGCCATTCTCCTTCAATATGTGGATTTATCTTTAATTCAGTATCTCTTTTACATTTATAGCTGCAAAAGTAATGTGTATTGCCATTATCAGCCACTAATCTAGGAAAATCTTTTAACTTACCTTTTATAGATTTAAAGCAATTAAAACATTTAGTATCAACTTCTATTGTAAATCTTTCATAAAAGAACTTGTTACTTTCCATTATTAAAGCATATATCCCATTTCCTTTATGTGGCTTTGCGAATCTGTTAACATTACTTCTCTCTTTTACCTTTTCTTTAACTTCACTTCTAGTCATCTCACTTCCGCATAGATAATATTCATCAAGAAGAGTTCCTTTTCTCTTTTCCCAAATATCTATATTTGTATATTCACTTAATTCTTCATCATCTTTATAGTCAAAAATTCTTATCCAGTAATAATTCATTTTTTTACACCTCCTAATTCTTCAAAATAAAATTTAACCGGATGTATGTTTTCAGCTATTAGCCCATATTTTTTCAGTAATTTATAATTAAAATTTTTTTGTAAATTATAGTAAAGTGTAGTTGATAGGTTTTCTCTAAATCTCTCTAAATCATATGAACTTTTGTAGAAATTACATTGTCTGCAAGATGGTAATAAATTCTCTATTGAATACATTTCCTCATCAGTCATATTCTGTCTAATATCTGTATTTGCATAAACTGACTTGATATGGTCAATCTGTACATCTTTATATTCAAGTTCACAACCACAATATGCACATCTATGGTTATATTTATCGTATAAAAATAATCTTGTTTTCTTTGGTATCGCTTTATGTTTACTCATCTTTGCACCTCATTTCTTTTATCTTTGCTTCAGCTTCGGCTCTTGTAAGAAACCAAGTATCATTAAATTCTTCAAGTGCAACAGTTTCATAACAATCGGGGTCAATATAAATCTTGAAGCAAAAGTAACTAATATCATCAGCTTCTGTAATCCCTCTTATATTAGCTTCTTCCACCCCATAACATTTCACAAGAAATATATGGTCTCCAATTCTACAAGGCAATTCAATGAGTTTATCCTGTTCTTTTAGTTTTTTGTATCTTTCATATTCTTCAACCTCTTCCCTGGTTAAAAAATAAATATCTGATGATTCATTTTTTGTCAATATATCTCCATATAGAATGTCTCTTATGGTTGCTCTTTTCATGTTTCATCACACTCTCTTTCTATATAAAACTTAATTGTCCTGCACTTTCTTGTTTGATGTTTAAATTAGGCATACGTTGTGAAATACATAATTCGGGTAAATTCGCTTTAACAAGTGCGGCAGGTATTGGTGGACAAACTGCATTTCCACATCGTCTAACTTGTTCGGTTCGGGGATATGTCTTGCCAGTATAATCATAATCAATTATATAATCATCTGGAAATCCTTGACATCCGTATAGTTCCTTTGGTTCTAACATTCTTAAGCCTATGTCTACAATTTGATAATCAATATTTTTGATTTTTACAAGTCCAAATCTATCTTTTGTAGTTATTGTATCAAGAGGTTTTTCAATATCTTGACCTGTAGCATCTCCATAATATTTAATAAGAAATGCTCTAACTTCTCCAAAATGTCCTGCCGATGTTGTTATTGTGTGTAAAGGTTCTCTTTCATCTTGACCTATACCTGTTTTATAAAATTTACTCAAAAATGATACTACCAATCCATATCTATTTGAGCCATCTACAGTCATTATTGGTTCCTCAATCATCTGACCTCTAACACCATTTTTTGATGTTTCAGAATGATATTGAATAAGTATAGGATTTGCAATTTCAAAACTATTTTTTGTCGCTTTTTGAATTATAAATGGTGTTGGATTATCTATAACAAATTTCTTAATTCCTCTAGCAATTCTTTCCATTGTTTTAGGTGCTAATGGTCTAACTGCACGTATTCCGTATTTTTCTTTTATTTCTTCTGATGTGTCAAAAATACTAGGACAAGGAATTGAAAAATCTAGTTGTGTATATGCTCCAACATAAGGTTTTAATTCTCCAGATTTAACCAAAACACTATCCAATGGTGCATGAGTTGGTTTTGGCCATATAATTTTCTTGCCATCACATCGTGCAATTAAGAAAAATCTCTTTCTCATTGTAGGTGCTCCATAGTCTGCTGCTATCAGTTCTTTATATTCAACTACATATCCTAACTTTTCTAATTGATTAATAAACTTTTTGAATGTATATCCTTGTTTTTTCTTAATTGGTCTGTGGTTCCTATTAAGTGGACCCCACGTTTTAAATTCTTCTACATTTTCAAGCATTATAACTCTCGGCCGAACAAGTCCGGCCCATCTTAATGCTACCCATGCAAGGCCCCTAATATTTTTATCCTTTGGTTTTCCACCTTTTGCTTTTGAAAAATGTTTACAATCTGGTGAAAACCAAGCTAATGCTACTGGATTGTCATTACATATTTTTAATGGGTCAACATTCCATACATTTTCACAATAGTGCTTAGTTGTTGGGTGGTTGGTTTTATGCATCTTGATAGCTTCGGGGTCGTGATTTATAGCTATATCAACACTTCTGCCAGTGGCAATTTCTATACCTGTAGATGCTCCACCACCACCTGCAAAATTATCTACTACAAGTTCTCCATTTATCATTACCTACACCTCCATAAAATCAAATAATGTAGGTGTTTCTCTTTCATTTTCTGCTTCTTGTAAATAACCAACTCCATCTCTGAAATAGTCTGGATTAAGTTCAATTCCATATCCTCTTCTTTTCATTTTTATTGCAGTCATTGGAACTGTCATAAGCCCTCCAAATGGGTCTAATACTAAATCTCCAACATTCGAATATCTATTGATAATTCGCTCTACAATATCAATTTGCAAAGGACAAACGTGCATCTGCAATTTTCGCCTACTCTGCGTAGTATTAAGTGTTTTCATTCTATTAACATCGTCCCACACCTCATCGTTCCAACTTGCTGGCGGAACTGTCATAAATGTTTTACTTATCTTGTCTATCTCTTCAAGATTCTTTGCTAATCCCAAATGCTGTGCATAACTGTAAATATGTGTTTTTGAATAATCCTTAAACATTTTTTGAATAACGCTAATATCTAGTGCTTTTACTTCTTTTGGTTCTAATAATCTATTTCCCGAACTTCTCCAATAGCCATGAGCATCTAACTGCCATTGTGACAATGGATATTCCTCTTTATTTTTTGTTACTGGAATGTCAGCATAAGCGGTACTTGTATCTGTTGGCAGTTTTCTGAATAATAATATGTATTCAGGACAACCAACTCCCATTTTTGAACCATCTTTGCATTGTTCAGTCCACCCAAGTCTGTAGGTTTGGTTATTCTCCCTGACAACATCTGTAACAACTGTTATCATTCCAAAATACTGAAAACCATGTTTCATATAATGCGTTATACATAATGCGTGAAATGGTTCAACTGTCGGCATTCCTGTACCTGTTGTATTTCCAAACAGAATTCTATCTTTTACGTGAATGGCTGCTACTCTTCCAGGCTTTAAAATTCTTAATAACTCCGGTGTTAAATAATCCATTTGTTCAAAAAATTTATCTGTGTTTTTATTGTGTCCGAAATCATTATAGGTTTGTGTATATTCATAATGGTTTCCGAATGGAATAGATGTATGAATTAAATCTATACTGTTATCTTCCATTCTTCGGGTTTCTTCTACACAGTCATCATTAACTGCTGTATAATAGTTACCGGTTACTTTCATTGTTTCAACACACATCTTTCGCTCTAATCGTTTTATTTTGCTACTAGGACTTAATCCATATTTCTTTACAATCTCAATCATTTTATCCACCATATGGTTATGGTTTTTCCACTTTTCAATTAGTGCTTCTTTGATATTTCTTTCCTCTTCGGTGTATATAATGTCTATAACAACTGTCTCTTTTTGTAGAAAACGATAACATCTATGTATTGCCTGTATAAAGTCATTAAATTCATAATCAATTCCTAAAAATATTTCCCTGTGACAATATCTTTGAAAATTGCAACCTGAACCCGACAGTTCTTTTTTTGTTGCAAAAATTCTTGTTTTACCATTTGAAAAATCAATTACTCTTTTTTCTCTGACTTCATAATCCATAGAACCATAAATATCTACTGTCTCTGGAAGTGCTTTTTTTATTGCGTGTCTTTCTGCTTCAAGGTCGTGCCACAATATAAAATTATCATTTGGTGCAGAATCAACTATTGATTTCATTAATTCAACTCGTTTATCAATGCTTTCTCTCTTAATAGCTGCTGCATCTTTTAAGCTCACATTTGCATTTCTAACAATTTCAAGCTGACCATTTTTATCATAATTATCACAATATTCAGCCGGTACTTCGTGCCAATTTACTTCAAGTGGTGGTAAATCATATCCCTCATCTGAATATTCAGGATTTACATCTGATGGTTTCGTTATGAATAATGCCCACGAACTAATCCATAACCAAAACTCATCTTCCATATTTGGATATAATGTTAGATTATTGGCTTTTGTACTGTCTCTCTGAAAAAAACGTGTTAGTGCCTGTCCTGTGTCCATCACTTCCAAATATTCAGCATAATGTGTCAACTCTTTGTATTTATTTGGAGATGGCGTGGCTGTAGCCACCAACTTATATGGGACACCTTTAAATTTGTCTAAGAATGTTTGATAGGTTTTACTTCCAAAACTTCTCAAAACACTTGCTTCATCTAATGAAGTTGCCATAAAATAATCTGGTTTTATATCTCCGTCACGTACTCTTTCGTAATTCGTAATTAATATATCTTTTTGAGATTTATAAACATCATCCATTGTTCTTACATAATCAGGCTTATCATAGCCTAATACTTCAACTGCATCTCTTGTAAACTCTTGTTTTACTCCTAATGGTAATACAATCAAGGCTTTTCCACCTTTATGTGTTATTACCTGATAACAGAACTCGATTTCCTGGACTGTTTTACCAAGCCCAAAACTTTCAAATAATGCTCTTTTCCCACCTTTGATAGCCCATATTATGGCATCTCTCTGATGTGGTTTTAAGGCACTATTTATTTCTTCTGGTTTTACATCAAAGCCACTATCTGTGGCTAGTTCTATTTTGTTTTCTAAAAACTCTTTATATGTCATACATTAATTTCTAGGAACCCAATATATTGTTACCCCGGCCGGAGGTTCAGCTCCTTTCGATTAATTTTAATTTCTATGTTATATCATTTAACTTTTCATATTCTCTAAGATGTTTCCACGAACAGAAATATTTAACATCATATTTCTTTCGTCTTTTATCATATTTAGTTATTTTGTAGGAATATGTATCTCTGGAATATTCCTCTTCAAAATCTATGTTCTTTCCACACACAACGCATCTATCTCCATCAAATTCGCATTTGTCCGGAACCTTGCGTTGTGCTTTCTTAGGGTGTAGATGTTGTAATTATCTTTGAAAGTTCTTTTTCATATTTCATTACTCTTTCATCTATGATTTTAGAAATGAAATCCTTTATCTTCTGAACATCTTCGTTTTCGTCTAAAACTGCTGCAACATCTATAGGTTTGTTGAAACTACTATCAGCAATATAAATTCTCTTATTCTGAAAATCTGATATTAATTCCAGACTTTCCAATTGGGAAGTCAAATTTATTAATTTCGCTGATTCTTTCTTTATTTCATCAATTCTGTCGTTTGCTTTTTTTATCAACTGCTTTGTATTCATTGTTGGTTCATCTCCTATCCTTGACATATCAATTCATTTTTCCATATGGTCTCTTTTAAAGTTCTCACATAAGTCAAATTTCATTCCTGTACGTTCCTCTAAATCATCTATTAGTTCTTTCCAGGTAATAATGCCCGGTGTCATCAAACATTCTGCTTTCCACTTATATCTATCAAGAAATCTTTGTAACCTTTTGGCTCTAAAATCAAATTCATCATATAAAACTACAAGTGATAACATACCAACCGTTGTTATTGTATAATTGCAAATATCTTCAATTATCTTGTCACTCTCTGCCTTAGTAATATGACTAGGCAATTTTGTTATATTTCTAAATTTGATTTCTTTTTCTAATGCTTCAATGCCACCTTCTTTTACTGTTTTTAGTGCAAGCAACATTCCATCATTTCTTCCGGACATATATTCATTTATTTTTGACATTTCTATCTCCTTCATCACTAAGCAACTCTTTTTCTAATTCATCATAATTATAATTACGTTGCTCAAAATCATTGAATTTATTGTTAACTGACTCTCTTGCTCTTCTCTTCAGTTTTTCATCATTGTCGTTCGGTACATAGTTATTATCTAAGTAATCTATGTAACCATTGTTAAAAAATGTGCTTCCATTTTGTGCCTTTCTCCACTTATCTTTTTCAAGTTCATCTTTATATCTGCTTATAGCACGAAGCATTTCAGTTTCGCCTATTTTATATAGTCTGGCTTTTTGTTTATAGCTAATCTGACCTTTGCCTTTTTTTAAAGGATATATAGTCCATAACTTTTCAAAAAAATTTTCAATAGTTTCTTTTCTATCTTTTTCATCTATAACTGTACTTTCTATAAATTCAGGTAATTCCTCATCTTCAAGTTTTTCTGTATATGATTTGTTTTCTTTTATCTTTAATCTTGATAACTCCTCTTGATATTGCGTTGGAGTATATCTGTCTTTTCTCAATGTATTGTGCATTCGCCAATGTTTTATAACAATTACACCATTTTCAAAACATATGACAAATCTTTTGGCGATAAGTAGCTTCAAGTCATCTTCTGATGCACCTATTGTCCTTTGTATTCTTTTAGGATTATTAACAAACCCATCATCATCAGCTCTCATATTTAAGTGAAAATATAGAGCTTGTGTACTAAGTGGCATATCAAGGAATGCATCACTATCTATTATCTTTTGTGTAAACATTCTCTTTTCTGCCATTTCAACCACCATCACACAATATTTTTATTACTTCTTTCGCCGATTCCTCAGGCTTACAGAACCTAAATTCGACACCATATTTTAAGTTCATCGTTAAACAAGCCTTTGCAAGCACCTTTCCAGTGGTTGCATTAGGATATTTCTGTACTTTTTTATATCTTGGCTTGCCATTGTTATATAATCCAATGATAATGTCTGAATTTTTCCAAATATTTAACCTCGGATTTCTCCATTGAAATAACTCTCTAACGTCTGATATTCCATCATTGTTTTCAACCAAAATAACAAGTTTAATTTGGTTGTTTTGAGCAAGAATACATTCATCTCTAAAACGTGCATGGGCTTTACCACATATATCACCCACCAGTTCTTGAATGTCTTTTTTTGTGTCTACTGTGGTTTTGTATGAACCTAAGAAGTCCATTTTTTTAATTTCAATATTTCTATCCTGCTTTCTTTTAATTACATCTTTTACTTTTTCATCAGCAATAATGTAATCTCCCACTGGAAGAGGATATCTAATTAATTCAATGCCATTTCTTATGAAATATCTATGTTTTATCTCATGTAACCCTTCTTTATTTGCCTTGTCCTCAATTATTGTCGTCACTTTGCCACCACCTTTGTTTTATTTTGACATTCTAGCCATACAATTAACTTAAATGTTAATTTATATGGCTAGAACATTTATTTTAAAATTTGGTCAGTTTTTGCGTTTATAAGTTTAAATAACACATTATTCCACAATCTGTGCTAATTTCATCTTCTTTACGTCCTCTGTTTGGCTCTAATTCATCAAGATATATTCCCTTGATGATAGATGCTCCAATTTCTCTTTCAAGTTTTGCTCTGCTTTCAAATACATCTGGAAAATCTTTTCTGATTTTATTCCAATACCACATTCCACCTTTTATACAACCCACACAATTGTTGTTTTGATAGCCCAAATCATACATTTTAGGTCTTTTAATTCCTAATCTATCTGCCATTGCGTGACAGTCTTGCTTAGATAAACATTTGTCTATAAGTGGAAATTTGTGATTGAATTGCGACATACTTTCAAGCAGTCTATCTGCTCTGTTTTTTTCATCAATATCGAATCCCCATATATATGTAATAGCATAATCTTTATGTTGTTCTTCCCATTCCTTTCGAACTCTCTTCTTTAGCCAATTAGTACAAGGTGCAAACTGATTATATGGGTTTCTGATTACACCTGCTGCCTTTATGCAACTCTCAACATTTCTGTATTGAGAATTACATAAAATTTCAACTTTTTTATTAAGTAACTTTTGACAATCTTTTATAAATCTTAGACTGTCTGAATGTTGGTCCTCAATATCTATATAGATATATTTATCAACAATTTCTCTTTCTAAGTACCCAGCTATAAAGCTAGATACACCTGCTGACAACCAACATACTGTTAATTTTCGTTTCATAACACCACGAAACAAAACCTGTATCGTGGATAAGGGATATCAGGCTTCCCAAGAAAATGGATTGTTATTGCCATAACTTATGAACTAAACAATCTCTATTCGCAACTATTCTATCCCTTTTTCGCCAACACTTATGCACCTGTGTATTCAACCCGGTTTACCGGGTTTCGTTATTACTCCTTTCCGTTTTCAAAAAAATATTTTTTCATTTTAACTCAACTCAATTCAATTTGATTAATTAAAAGGTAACCCTTCATCTTCCACACCATCAGGAATATTCATAAAACCATCTCCTGATTCACTAGAAGGTTCTGGTCTAGATTCTCTAGTTGTTGTAGATTTGCTTTCAGCAAATTCTGCCTGTTCAACAACAACATCTGTTGTATATACTTTGTTTCCATCACGATTTGTGTAGCTTCCTGTCTGGATTCTTCCCTCAACAACAAGCTTTGTACCCTGATGACAATATTTTTCGATAAATTCACCAGTCTTACCAAATGCAACACATGATATAAAGTCAGCGGTCTGTTGATCTCCATCTTTCTTAAATCTTCTGTCTACTGCTAACGTAAGTCTTGCAGCACACATCTGTTGCTGTGTGTACCTGATGTCGGGGTCTCTTGTGAGTCGTCCCATCAAAACAACTTTATTCATAGATTAAGTCCTTTCTTGAATTATTTGACGAAGCTAAAGCCATCGCCAGAGCCATCGCCGAAGCCAGAGCCATAGCCAAAGCCATCGCCATCGCCATCACCATTACTGAAGCCGGAACCAGAGCCATCGCCAGAGCCATCGCCATAACCGGAGCCGGAATCTATTTTGTTATTACCCATTCTTTTACCTCCTCTATAGATTTTTTCGCTTTTTCAGTACAATTTATTATCTCAATTGCTTCTGTAAGTTCTTCCCTTTCAACTGTGCAGGCAAATTTACAATTTTCTGGTTTACAAGTACCATCTACTGCAAGTTGCGATAAACTATTAGCTCCGTCCCAATACCAAATTCTTCTTGAATTTCTTATTACAACTTCTTTGCCATTTCTGCTTTCAACATACCCTGCGAATACGCCTGCTGAATATGTTCTTACTATGCAATAAGGCATCTTTGCTATTGATTTTGCAAGTGCTGCATCTTTTCTCACATATTCAACTCCATTAATTATTACTGTATTGTTTTCTTCCATAATTTTATTTTCCTTTCTTTAACCTTTTTGTCTTTCTTTTACTTCCAACAAATCTACTATTTGTTGATTTTCCAAAAATGAATAATTTCATATTTCCAGAACCTTTATTTTTCATAGTTAAATTAGCTCTCACTTTCTAAAAAGGTACTAAACTTAAATCTATATTTAGACCTTTTCCTGCTATATATGTGTTAACATTATTGCCAACTATCTCTTTAGTTCTTTTTAAAAATTCATCTGGATTACTGTTTCTGCTAGACAGGTGTATTAGAACTACATTTTTTAATGTAGGATTATCATTTGTTTTTAGAAATTCTAGAGTTGTTTCAAGGCTCATATGCCCCCTCATTACGTGTTCTCTATTTATTGCATCTTTTTCAAGTATTTCATCACTATAGTTTGCTTCAACTAAAATGTGGTTTATCTCCTGTTTCTTGAAGTTGTATTTGCAATGTTCCGTATCAGTTATATATAACAATTTTCCTATTTCTTTGTGTTGTATATAAAAGCCGTAGCAAGGAACATCGTGTACAAGTGGAAATGCTTGTACCTTAAAATGTTTAGTTTTAAAAATAACATTATCAATGCCTTTAAATGGTTCAAATACCGGAATGCCAACATTTGAAAACGAATACCAATGCTTATGGTGGTCACCATGCGAATGGCTTTCAATTAACCCTTCGATTTTCTTAATATTGAAATCTAAGGCTTTTTTAACTTCCATTAATGGAAGCCCAGCTTCTATTACTAAGGCTTCCGTTGCATTTTCAAGGATGTAACAGTTTCCAGATGAACCACTACCTAATACCTTAAGGTTCATATCCTAATCCTCTGGCATTTTAAATTTATCTTTTGAACAGTCAAATATGCTATTTACAACTTCTTTAGCACGAAAGGATGATGCATATTTACCAAGTATGCAACTTCTTCTCGTTTTTTCGCTACCCTCTACTAAAGCAACTACATTATTGTTTTCTGTTCCTATTGCACAATATCTTTCGCTATTTATTATTACCGTTTTGTCCTGCACTAAAATTTTCATATGTTAATCCTCACTTTCTTTTGCGTTTTATTCTGCTTTCATAAAATCTGGCAACTCATTTTCAGTCGCTGTCTCCGGCTTATCATTACCATCTTCTACCACTTCGCCATCTGCTCTTTCAATTTTCTCAACATTTTCTTTCTTACTTTCTGTACCTTTATCTTCCAACGGTTCAAAGTCAACCATATTAGCATTATTCTGAATATCATAAGCAACATCTGATGCTACTGAATCAACATATTCTGTTTCTTCAACATTGTCATATGAATCATTCACAGACTGTGTACCATATGTACGAATAATGTACTTTAACGCACGATTCTTTACAGTTTTCATTGCCATCTGATCTGTAAATTTCTGATGTGTACCACCATTTTCTTTATATCCATAGCCCTGTTTCCAAGCCTGTTTAATCATATCTATGTTCATTACTTCAACATAAATTGAACCATCTGACATTGTGCATACAGCGTATGCACCAATGATTTCTTCCTTATTCATATTTAAGAAATCCTGTTTATGTTCATCAATAACAATACGTGCGTTTTCTATATGATACTTAAATGTATCATTTTTATAGATAACCATTGCATCTATGTTTTTCAGTCCAAAATTTCTAGCAATACAAGTATTGCCATAGACTGATACTTGACACTGTAACTTTCCACCATATGCTACTGGATAACACTGTTTTTTCTGCATTGATAATCCAAGTGTAACCATATCCATTAACGTATTAGCAATTGATGTCTGCGAACAAGATTCAAGAACAGGGTTATTAGATTTGTCCGTCGTTTCTTTTAAAATCAGATATGCTGCTGTCAACTCATTTGTGTAGTTGTAGCCTTTAGGGAATGTCAGCCCTAATTTCGCTTTTGTATCTAATTGCTTACACAGTCCATCTACAAATGCATTATTTACAACTAATTCGGCATTATGTTCTGCGATTTCATTTTTATTTGCCATTTTTGTTTTCCTCCTCTTCCTTTAATATTTTTGATACAACTTTGCTAAGCACATTACTTAGCTTTTCTTCTATTTCCTTATCTAACTCTTCGTCACTTTTATTGGCTAATTCTTTTGAAAGTGCTACTAAGTTATCCAAGCTCTCTTCTGTTAATATCTTTTTTTCAAGCATAGAACATATACATGTTCCCAGTTCTGCTCTTAACGTTGTTCTGGTTCCTGACATTGTCACTATATTTTTTTCTATTTTTATCATAATTTACCTCGCTTATTCTACTTTTAATGTTTTACTATCAGACACCCTTAACAAGATTGTCTGACTTTTTATTTCTGGCAACTTATATTCATTTATTGACTCTGCATTGTCTATAAATATAGGGGCTTCGACACCATATAATTCTGACAACGTCGAAATTATATCTAATCCTGCAATAATTCTGTGACCATTATTTAAGTCGCTATATGGCACTCCATTTACTGTTAATTCACAGCACTCTTTGATACCACCATTTATCTGCTTGTCAAACAATTTGAAGTTACATAATTTGAATTTTGAATTAATTTTTGAACTAATCAAATTCATCTTCTTTGTTACAAATTTTTCGAGCAGATATAGTTTTTGCTCCTGGTCAGCTACTTTCTGACCTACGGTCTTTTGCTCGTTTGTAAGAACTTCGATTCGCTCGTCTAATGCTGACATATCAGCTTTCGCTAGTTCTTTTTCAACCTCTGATAATTCTTCTCTAAGACCTTTAAGTTTTATGCTTAGCTGATTTCTATAATCAGCCCCACTATTCATCTCTTTAAGGTCTTTTTCCATCTTTTCAATGGTTTCTTTTAAGCTCTGATATTCTTCATTGTTGGATAAATCAGCCAACAATGGAACTTCTTTAAGTTCTTCCATTGCTTTTTTTATTTTTCCATTAGCAACTATCATTGCTTTTTTATGTTTTTCTAACTCTTCTTTAGTTATATTTACTAACTCTGTATCTTCTTCAATATTTTTTTTAAGAGCATTTCCATCATTGGCAATGTCAGTCAATCTTTTGTTCTTAAATTCCTCAAACTTCTTTTTGTTTGCTTCATATTCTACTTTATGTTTTTCTTTGTTAACTTCATATTCAGTTATCTTCTTTGCTTTCTGTTCCTCTGTTAATGCCTGTCCACAAGTAGGGCAGATTAAATCATCTGGATTTAATTTAGCTAATTCTTCATATGGCTCATATTCCTTTCTAAATTCAGCCATATAGTTTTTAGCTAATTCTTCTTTCTGTGCAGTTTTATTTTTTATATTTTCTTCTGTTCTCTCAATCACTCTTTCACAAGTACCTTTTAATGCATTTTCTCTTGAAAACTCTGCATTTGCTTCATCAAGTACAGAATTTAATTTTGTTCTTTTCTTAATGATGTCTTCATTTTCTCTTTTCTCAATATCAGACATTTTGAATTTCAATTCCAATATGGAATCTGTTTTTTTCTGAAATTCTTCATAAGTTGAATTACTATCTTCTATCTGTTTTTCAGTTTCTTTTATCTGCTCTTTTAATGCATTTTTCTTAAGTTCTAAGTCAGAAATATCTATATCCTTTTTCTGTTTATTCAGTTCGTCTATTCTGGCTGGAATTTCATCCAACTTCTTTTTCCATTCTGTAAGTGCTTTCTGGTATTTTTTCTTGATGTCATCTGTAGATGCTACTTCTAATTCAGTTGCTAATTCTAAAAATTCACCATCTTTCTGTGCAAGCTCTAAGTCTGAAAAATTATTGATGAGCTTACACAAAATCTCTCTCTGTTCTTTCAACTTTAAAGCTGGAAAGACAGTTGGATTAGTGACCAGTTTAAACAATTCCTTGTCAAACAAGTCACTTATAAACTCATTGTAATCTTTTGCCGACTTTGGATATCCATTTATTTCGAATATATTTTCATTACCTTCGAATTTCTGATTTTCTGAACCTCTTTTTTTAACCCATTTTTCTGTCTGGGTTTTTGACAAGGTAATCTCTTTTCCGTCAACTTCAATGGTTGCAACCACATTGATATTGACAAAATGGATTTTATTATTATTCTCGTCCAATGGTCTGATGTTGAATTTCATCGACCCTGAACTATCTTCATCATACAGTAACCATTGAAAAGCATCTACAATGGTTGTTTTCCCAGTAGCATTTTCTCCGGAAATAATTGTCTTGTCTGCAAAATTGATGATTTCAGACTTTGCAGCCTTAAAATTATTAAGACTCAACTCTTTAAGTTTTACTGTTTTCATATATATCCTCCAATCTAATTTGCTCAAAGTTATTTGATTTTGCCAATATATCAGACTTGTAATTTATGTCTAACATTTTTCTATGTTCTATTGCACATTCAATACAAATGCCCTGTGCAAAATCAAAATCGCTATTATCTACATTTGCTCCACACTTATGACATACTATACTATGCATTCTATCCATTCTATCTTGCTAACGGACACTTCGTATGCTGTACGTGTCTCCGTTTCTGTGTCATTAATCTTTTTTTCATAGTCTCTGCTCTGCATTCTGCCCTCAATATGAACTTTTTGCCCGATTTTATAGTTCTTTGCAATCTGGGCTTTTCTTCCCCAAGCTATACAAGGAATATAATCTGCTTTTCCATATGGTCTGTTTACTGCAATAAGCAACTCTGTTATTTCTCTTCCACTAGGTGTCTTTCTGTAAACAGGTTCTTTAACTACATAACCTGTTTCGATAATTAGTTTGTTGAGGTCGCTTACTGAACCTACTGTTTCGACCTCTTTAGCAAATATAGTCAAAATAAGGTGTTTATTTTCGCCCTCATCTTTGTTGAAAGAACTAAAACGTCCTTTGATTTCAACTTTATTATCTTTTGTTAGTTCATACAGAAATACTTCTGATGCAATAACCTTTAAAAGGTCAAATGCACCTGAACCTCTTGTACAAGAGATTTCTGTTTCATAAAACCTTTCACCGTTTACTGTGTGAGAGTATACGGCTTCTTTTGTAATTCTGCCAATTATATTGGCTTTATTGTTTTCTACTCTATTTTCTACTGTCATTTTTCTCCTCCAATTTTTTCTATTGTTATTTCTTTTGCAACCTTAATAGCTGCACCTTTTTTTAGGTTTGTATTTCCACATTCAGGACACATTTGAATTGCATTTATTTTGTGTCTATGAATTACATCTGTGGGATTGGAAAACCCCGCATCGGGTTTTATTATTCTAGGAAACAAAAAGTTGCTTCCACATTTTTCACAATACATTCCTACACCTCAAATCTCTGGAAATTGAAATCTTCAATTTCTTCTTTTAATGCCATAGGTAATTTGTATTCATTTACAATTTTTATAGCCAATTCACATTGACTGCGTTTTATTGCCTTGAAAGTTTCGACACCAAATTCTCTTTTGATTTGGCTATATATGTCTGAATACACTTTCCCACGCAATGACTTATCGTGGTAAGCTTCAGACTCTTTACCTCCTAAGAGGTCAACGCCCTTTTTTCTAACTGCGTATGTGATTTTCTCACATTCAACAGCTAATAAAGGCAAGTCCTTTTTGAAACTCTCAAGATTTTCACTAACCCTATCTATTTTCTCTTCAAGCTCTACATTTCCCTGTGCAAGCAAATGTATCTGCTCAAGAGCCGATAATTTTCTAGGGTTATTTTTCACAGCATCTTCCATTTCGTGAAACTTATTTATGTACTTTGCTGTAAACTCTGTCCCTTTCTGTCCTGTTAATTTGTGTGCGATAAATTCGCACCCTTTTTTTGTTACTTTGTAGCAAGGTCTATTTTCTCCCTTTTGGTCACTGTAGGTGCTTTCTATGAAGAAATCGACCAAGCCAATTTTGGCTTCGTTAAGATGTTCCGAATATCTTCTTATATCTCTTAACAGCTTTGAATGTTCCTTGCCTACCATATCTGCCACTTCGACAGACGTTAAAAACTGCTCCAACTCTTTCAAAAGCTATCACCCTCCTTAGTTTCGTTTTTGTGAACTTTGTTTGCAAAAAAAATATTCACCAATATACTGTGGTTCAATTTCTAAAATAATTGAACTATGGTCAATATCTTTTTGTGAGAAGTACGATTTACCCTGAAACACATTGCTTATGTAATTTCTGGACCTATCAATTTTTCTAGCAAAATCAGTTTCTGTTCCACATTTTTCCTTGATTTTTCCTCTTAATTTTGAATAATCATATTGTGGTTCTTTAATTAATTCCATTTTTATTTTCTCCTTTCTTTAAGTTTCGTTCTTGTGAACTTGTAGACAGTATAACAATTTAGATTACACTTGTCAATAACTTTTTTCACATTTTTGGAACTTTTTTTCACATATTTGTTGTAAACGTGAACTTTTTATGCTATTATAATGTTATCAAATACAAGGAGATGTTTCTATGAAAGAAAATACAAGTCAAAGATTAAAAAGACTTATGGAATATTACAATATAACTCAAACTGATATATGTAAAAAAACAAATATTCCGAAGTCTTCAATGTCAATGTATATTAGTGGGGAGAGAGAACCACGACAAGATAAGCTCACACTTATTGCTGAAGCATATGATGTTAATGAAGCTTGGTTGATGGGATATGAAGTTGAAATGAAAAAAGAAAATGCTTATTCAGATGAACAAGCTGTTAGATTAGCTACATATTTTAAAAAATATCAAGATATTCTCCAAAAATATGATAATTTAACTGATGAAAATAAAAAATCTGTTAATGATATGATTAATTTTTTATCAGAGCAACAAACTAAAAAAGGACTATAAAAGTCCTTTTTTTTACTTCTCACAATTTGTTATAAAAATATAATAAAATCGTAGTTTTTGATTTTCTATAATATTATCAATTATCTTGTGTAATTCTAATTTCAACTCATCATTGGATAGTTTAGCTGGTATTATTTCACTCTCATTCTGCATATGTATATTCCTCCAACCTCTTTGGTTTCCTTAATCTTTTTTTATATTAGTGTATATGCAGAATATTATGTTTTTGTCTTTATTTTATTCTTTAACATCTAAATTCCCCCTTATTTTTCAAATTATTTATTCTTAACTCTTTGGCTTATTTCGCCAATCAAGGTCGAATACGTCTGTAACATCCATCTTTAGTGCTTTTGATATTTTTATCATTTGTGACTGTTTTGGGTCTACTTCCATATTTTCTATTCTTGATATGGTCTGTCTTGTTATTCCAGTCCATATTTCTAATTGACCTGTTGTTATCCCTTTCTTACCTCTGATTTCTAGTATTTTATTTGTTACCATATATTTATTATATTACATATCTGTTTCAAATAATCTATGTAAATTTTACCACTATTTTTATGAAATAATGTTAAATTTATGTGCGTATATCTGATTATCTTCTATTGACAAAAACAAATCATTTGTTCTCATTGCCTTTGTTAATATATGTTATAATAAATAAAATACCATTAAGGAGGATATTTATATGAATACAGTCGAAAGAATTAAGGCAGAATGTAAAAAAAGAAACATTGCAATTTCTAAATTAGAAAAAGATTTAAAATTTGGAAATGCATATATAGGTGGATTAAAAAAGGGGGTTGTTCCTGATGATAGACTAAGAAAGATAGCTGAATATCTAAATGTAACACCTGAATATTTAATGACTGGAAAAAATGCTAGATTATCTGATAAGAATATAGATTCAGATGTTGATTTTCTTGTAAATGACGAACTAAGAGCTGTTTTAGAATCATTTAAGAAATTATCTAAAGATAATCGTGAAAACTTAATAAGATATGCTCAATTTTTGTTATTAAATGATGATAATGATAAGTCAGATTTTATCTAAAACACAATTTTAATATAAAAAAAGGAGAGTTTATAATAGCTCTCCCTTTCTCTATACTATCTATCTTTTCTGAATTATAATTTGCACAGCTTCGATACGTCTTTTCTGTCCTACTGTTCCAGCCACGGTACCGTTTTTAACCCAAGCACCCCAGCCAATACTCTGCATGTGTACTCTATACCAAATATTATATTTATTTGAATTAGCTCCAAATAAAGATAATTTAATAGCTTCCATACGAAGTGCTTTTCCTTTAGTTCCAATATAATTACCATTGCCGAATATAACCTGATTCTGCCAACCTATATCCTGTACGTGTGCTTGTCCTGCTATACCAGCACCAGGCAAATTATCTAAACCTACAATTGATAATGCTTCAAGCCTTAATGCTCTACCTGTGGTTCCACAAGTAGCACCATCTTTAACAACCGATGTATCTCCTAAGGTCTGACAATGACCTTTATATTTGATAGATACTAAAGCATCATATTTAGTCAAATTATATTTATTTATAATTGCCATCACATCTGATATATAATTTGGATCTGTTGCATATCCAGCATTCTTTATTGCTGTAATTGTATTTCTTGGATTAGAATTGTTAATCGCTGATGCATACCTACTGTTATTACATATTAAATTATAATAATCTGATATGCTATCTGCCAAAGAATCATAAGCTCTAAATACACCTGTTATTGTTGTAAACCCTATTCCTGCATAACATTCTTTTGTCTTTGATGAATAGACCTTTCCTTTCCAATTACTACCTGCTTTGATTCCGAAGTATGCATTTGCTTTTGTCATCATTGCTGACGTTCCCCAAGCTGATTCAAGAGCCGCCTGTGCAATACAAACTGATGGCAGTACCCATCGTTCACGTCTCAAATACTCCTTTTGCACAATTGGAACTATTTTATTCAAAAAATTATTAACCTGTGTCTGTGATGCCATATCTAATTACCTCCGTTTTAAATTTACTTTTATTAAATTAATCAATCATAAAACTAAGAACTTCCATATCTGACTGTGAAATTTCATAAGCATTTCCAAAATCTTCAATGTCAATTTTCTTTAAATCTTTTTCTATATCTACATCAATATCAAGTAAATCTTCCAGCTCGTCTTTAAAATCAGTTCTTTTGCTTTCATTGACAGAACTAAAATCGATACTTCCATCTGCAAGAAATTTAACCTTGTATTTGCTTACTAATTCTTTTAATGCATCTGAATATGGTTCGATTGCTGTTTTTAAAACAACTTTGTTCTTAGCAATTTTATAGGTTGCTTTTATGTTCATTCTCTGATAATCGGCATTTTCTTTTATCATCTCTTGTTCGTTCCTTGCAAACTGCTCCAGCTCATTGATGTGTTTAATAATTTCCACATTTTTCATAATACATTACCTCTTTCCTTTATTACTTTATTTTTAATAAATATAAAACAGCAATTACCATCTATTAAGGTGGTAATTGCTGAATATCTGCTTTTAAATCTTCTATCATTTTTTGCTGCATTTGTACTACTTTTATAAGTGGAGATATAAACTCCTCATAACGAAGGGAGTAATCATATTCTCCCTCAATATCTTCTCTAATTAATTCTTTTTGCGGGTTCCCACCCTCATCCAAAACGACATTTCCTTCATTGTCTAGTTTGTCTATCTCATATTCTTTAACTTTAGGCGACTTTACAAATCCTGCAAAATCTTTTGTATCTATTTCAAGTTTTTCAAGCAACTCTTCAACATCCTGTGCAATTAAGCCATAATGTGTACGCCCACTTGTTCCATCATTGAATTTATATGATTTTGGAATTAATCCAAGAATTAATTGTTTGGTCACATCATCATCTAATTCATTTATATCATGCTTTTTATTAACATCTGAGGTCTGTATTGTTGCAGATGCAGCAAATATTGTGTTCCATCTATGATTTGAAAGTCCTAAATTTTTTCCTGTATTAGTATCCCCAGCAGGTCTAAAACTTGTATCATCAATAACGACACCACCTGAAGAACGACTATCTTGTGATAATTGTAAAACAGATCCATTTCCAAATATTTGTGGATATTTAGTGCCCCCGTATCTATACCTGCCTATGCTGTAAAAATCACCACCACAAGTTATGTACCATTTTGCCCTAGCAGTTGTTTCATCTGGCATATCATAGCTATATGAAGCAACTACCCAGGTATTTTCTAGGTTTTCGTAAATATTAATTGGTGCCAGATGCACAACATATTTAGCACCAATTCCCGAACTGTCTGTATTAACAAATTCTGAGTATAACATTCCATATGAGCCAACATCATTACTTACTTTTGTTTGAATATTCCAATTTCCGATTTTTCCGCTTGATGCTGTTACTTTTCCTGATATATCAGCCGAACTGCATTTTAATTGTCCTCTTTTGTCCCAAGAAAGATACGGTGTTGTCATTGTTCCGTCAGCCAAATTGAAATATGCCCCTAGCTTTTCAGAACCCATTGCTCCATCATTATAATTTTTAGATTTAATGGCATCAGTTGCTATACAGTTTGCGGTAACACTTCCTGTTAATAATGCATTACCATTTATATACGTCCCACTCGTCCAAGACTGTGTGAGATAGTCTTGTTCCGTAGCACGATATACATTCAAAGAAGCAAACTGTATAGTCTTAGCTGTTAAACTTCCTAATGCAGAATAATTACACAATAAATACGCATTTAAAGAAGCCAGTTTGCAAGCTGATATTTCATCATCTAATTTTTCGATTTTTCTATATGTATACCAAGTGTTGTTAGTTAATTCAGTCCCTAAATCACTTAATTTGCAGATAATTCTTTTTCTTACTAATGTATTACTTGCATTATATCCATACACATCAAGAAGTAATCCTGCTCCACTAGGATTTACACCATCTGTTAGTCTGAATTTAATTTCTGTACATATATATTTTAATCCATCTAAAGACAGTTTATATGAAAATAAAGATGTTGTTGATGTCGAATTACCATTACTTGATAATCCAACAAGTTCATCATTGGTCACTGCAATCATTTCTATAAGATTTGAATTGTTTTCTACAACCTTGTTCACTTTTCCGTTTGCAAAGCTAGATCCCCAATCAGCAAATCCGTCTGGTAATGTATTGTCTTTCCAATTTGTGAACATTGGATCTTTTACGAATCCGTCTGTACTAATAGCTAATTTATCTGCGGTAATTGTGTTGGTTGAAATCCAGCCACCATTTATCGTGGTGGTATCACTAATTGCATTTCCAGTCCATTTAAGGACCATATTATATAAATTAATTCCTTTATTATTTATCCAGTCCTGTGTATCTGCTATCTGTGTTTCTGTATCATAATTAGATGGTTTCCAATCTGTTGCAACATTTCCTTTTTCTATCTGGAAATTCCAGAATATATGTGTCTTGCCATTTTTATTAACATCTAATCTAATATTATATCTTCCGCTTTTGGAACATTTGAATGTATATGGTAAACTATTTGCTCTAATAGCTGTTGTAGTTGCATTGTCCTTTAATAAATATGCTTCTACTGTATCTAAATACTCTCTATTCGATGTCGTTCTATATCCACTTCCATCATCATCAACACCAACAAACAAACGTATGTATTGCGAATTAACAGTCATTTCCAACTCATCTTTTACTGCACATACAATATCTAGTATTGCTGATGTACTCGAAATATTAAATGTAAAATAATTAGTATCTATCCAGTCTGATAAATCTGCCGAATTACCTGTTGATATGTTATGTACAACAAATTTATATTTTAAGTTTCCATTTCCACCTGTACAATTACATTTTACATTAATACTGTTGCCTTTTTTACATACAATTCCACCATAACTGGCTTCCACATAAGCTAATGAAGAGGCTGTAACTTTTTTGTTTGTTGTGTCTATAGCTGTTATTTTAGCAATAACATAATTATATTTATTTGTTGTAGAATTTTTTAATCTAATTCTAACAACATCATTTATTGCTACTTTACTAACATCTGTTACAATCCAAGCTCCAAAATAACCATAAGCAGAATATTTATCTATTCCGGTTTGATTATATGAATATCCTGATATAAGTAAAGGCATATCATATTTTGCCATAACACAACCTAATGACGTAGCTTCAACTCTAGTATTACTAATAACCTTAGTGATTTTTGCCAATATATAATTGTATGAGTTCGTTGTCTTATTATTTAACCTAATTTGAACTACATCTCCATTTTTTACATTGCCAATTTTTCGACAAGCCCATTCTCCAGAATATCCATTTTCTGAATATGTTTTTATATTTGTCGTAGAATATGAATAATCTGTAATTAATGTAGCAAGATTAATTGTGCTTTCAGCACCATCTATTGTTGCAATAAATTCAGGATATATACTACTTACTCCATATGTTCCGTCTGTCTTAAAATTAAATGTATATGTCTCTCCCTCTTCCAAATCTACGTATATATCTGCAAACTGTTTACTGAAATCATCAGTTGTGGCTGTCATTGATAACTTGCTATCAGCTGTATAATCAATAGAGCCACATAATAGGTTTGTGGCACCAACTTCTAAGTTACTTAATATACCTTTAATTATAATTTCATTAGTGGCTATATTGTTAATAAATGCATCTTGTGTTGTTAACTTTGTAATTACTGCATTGTTTGAAAATATATCATTAACATTTAATTTGTCAGTTGTTATTGTATCAGCTGCTATCTCTTTAGATGTTATTGACTCCGCAATAATCTTATCTGCTGCTATTGTTCTTTTTGTTATTATCTCTCCATTGAGAGTATCTACATTTTTACTCTGTAATGCACCTGTTATGTTATTCAGTTCATATATGATGCTTTTATCTGAACCTCTTATGATAAGTCTATCTGTTGTTAATGTACCTGCTGTAATGTTATTAGCATTTATCTCAACAGCATCAAGATAACCTGTAATATGTCCATCTTTGATTACTGCACTTGTTATTAACCCACAATTTGCAAAGAACTTACCTATATCTGCTATCCCGATATTGGCAAGTTTTATATCTGCATAGTTTAAATCTGCCTTTTCAGACGTTATATAACCTAATTTAGCCACTTGTGAATCAATATAGGTACTATTTATACCTACTGCCTTTATATTTGCTATAATGGCACTATCTGCTGTTAATGTGCTTATTTTAGCCACATTGGCTACTAAATTATCAGTTGTTATCGCAATAGCTGTCAAATTCTCAACTTTTTCATTTACAACGTCAAGATTATTGATTGTGGCATATGTTATTTTTGCTGTATCAACATCTAATTTATTTATTAATGCTTTATTAATTGTCACTAATTCTGCATAATATCTATTCATAGCCTTAGTTGATGGTCCAGATGTATCTATTTCCTGTTCATCTTCTGTTTTTGCTACCGATGTAATTTTTGTAATTACACCTCCATCACATTGATGTTCTATCTGCATTACGGGTACAGAATACTTTTTTCCATTCTGTTTTACAGTAATTATATCCCCTAAATCTATTCTAAAATCTCCAAGGAATTTTACTGACATTGCTCTGAATGTAAAACTTTTTATATTATCATAAATACTATTAAGTATTGATTGTGTCATTAATGGATTCTTGATTGATATTCCTTGTGTTCCTGTTCCGGATGTAAGTGTTGTTGTTTCATTGTTTTTAGCCACTACACAAGTAATTTTCTGTAAAATATAATCATTTTCAGACTCTATTTCAATTCCATTTTCGTAATACCTGTTTCCATCTATTGTGTAATTTACATTTGTATACCATTTAAACTCTAACTGACCATCTCTATTAATAATTGCATTTGTTCCATACATTGCAGATATAAATCCTATAATTTCTCTATATGTATAACCCAAAGGTCTTTCAGAAATACTATATGATTTTGGTAATTTTGTAGCAAATACAATACCTAACGCACTTGCTATTTCATTCATTATATCTTGTGTCTTTGCAGGGAACTTTAATTTACTTGAATATGTTTTTTCTGCCTTTATCATTCTGTCATATCCAACATATTCAGTAACTTCTCCATCACTTGTAGGTTTCTGAATAGTAAAAAAGCCAATTCTTAAAGATTCTAACTTTCCATTTACTAATAATCCTTGCTTTATTTCTATTTCCTTATTTGTGAGTACAATATCTGGATTATAAAGTGAAAATGACACACTGGCAGAACAAGTATTTCCTATAGTTATATCATCATCAGCATTTATCATTCCTTTATAGTCAAAGTCCTGTAAATCAATGTTTAACTCTTCATTATTGTATTTTACAACTGCATAATATCTGGCATTGTCAGTCTGTGCAATTGAATTATATTCATTACTCATTACCTGCATTAGTTTCACTTCCTATCCTTTTACTTTTCAATTCCATTAATGCCTACACCTTCAAGCAATTGTTGTCCGTATATATTAGTGCCTAAAACCGGATATGTAGCATCTCCAAAATATGCTGTAATTACTGTGGTTTTTCCACATTCATCCGTATATTCAACTTTATGATAAGGTGTTACACTACTCACTATGTCATCTATTGCCTTTACATCTCTTGCATTTAAAATTGGCCATACAATTTCAATTTTTCGTTTTACTGCAATTATTGTCCCTACCATATCTCCATTTCCATTTCTACCTGTGTTCCTTGACCAAATTTTATTTTTTGAAATCTTGAAACCATTGAACTTTGGAGTTGGCATCGTCACACCATCGAACTTCAATATTGCTTCCATATGTACACCTCCGATTGCTTAAAAATAGGCACAAAAATAGCACCTCACATTTTCTGTGAAGTGCTATATAAAAAATATTATTATTTCTTCTTATTCAGTTTTACTAGCTGATATAAAATACCTACAAGTAAAAGTATTACCCATATAAACCAAAACTCTACAAAAAAGCCAAATATAAAAGCTATTGACTTTGCAAATCCTTTTATTGTCATAATAGCAATTATAATTGCTATAAATGCAAGTATTTTTAAAAATATCTTTGGTGCCTTTTCCATATGCAACCCTCCCTTGTACTTATTACCATATATTAGCATATATCTTGTACAATGTCTAGGTTGGGAATGGTTCTTTTCCTGTTTGCTTTGTGTAATTATCAGCCTCTTTTTTTACTACCTTAAAGACTGTTTTTCCGTCTATTACTATATCAGTATCTCCTGAACTATTGTTTACACTATCAATAAGTTCTCTAAGTAATATATTTGTTTCCTGATTTCCTTTATAAACTGCTGCTGATATTCCGTCTGTTATCTGCTGATTATTTGCAACAACGGATTGTCCGTTATCGAATTTACCCATAAGTTCTCCACGACTAGCTCTAAACCATCCATCTTCTGGGAAACCACCTGTTGCATATCCTCTTACTACTTTTAATGCAATTGTCGGTAAAGAACCAAGCCCAGTCATTACTTTTTGAACACTTTCTGGTTCTATTTTTAATTTTGAAAATATATTGTCTATTGTACTGAAAATTGTAGGCTTTTGTTCTTCAATGCCATTATTTATTCCTAGTCCTATTTGTGCTCCAAGTGTTGCACCAACTCCAGAACCTCTTGAATTAAATGTATCATTCATTCCATTAAGCATATTTTCTATATCAGGATGTATTTTTTGAATAAATGTTGAAAAATTACTATACATGTTGGAAAATGCTGTTTTAATTGACTCTGATGATTTATTTGAATTTTCAACATTTTTATTTGCTCCTATTTCATAATTTTTAGAAACTTTATCTATATTAGCTGATACATTAGTTGATACATTGGCTACTGTTTCACCATTTGATGCTATTATTTCTTCCATATCACTCATCTGGTCCGATAAATCTTTTGAACTTTGTTCAAGCTGATATATATCTTCTGGTGCATTTCCAATATGGTCCATATACATGGCAAACATTTCATCATATTTATATAAAGCATCAAAACATTCTTTTTCACTTTCCGTCAAAGAATTATATCTATAATTGACTCTTTCCAATGCATCTATAACTTCTTTATATGTTCCAGTTGTATATGTTCGTCCAGTAAGTCCACCACTACTAATTTCATATTTTTTATCATATGCACCTGCTGCCCATTCCAGATATGATTGATGGTTAGCACCTTTTCCAAATAAATCTGTATTATTTAATGTACTATTAAGATTATCTATCATCTTGCTTATTTCTATAGAATTATTTGCTAACATTGTTCCAAATTCTGTAAGTTTATTTTTTGCTCCTAAAACAAGATAATACTTTTTAGTTTTAGATATTAACTCATCTAATTCATCTTTAGTACCTGCATATGCATTTGTAATGGGGTCAATATATTCCTCTACACCTTCAACGTTATCTTTCAATATATCTGCATATGATTTTAAGAGTTGTTTTTGTTCATCAGTAAGTGTACTATAATTTGCAGACAATTCTATATATTTGTCTGCAACAGTTTGAATATAATCAAACTTAGACATTGTCTCTTGTGCTGATGATTGATAGCTGTTAATTGAATCTTCTATATTACTTATTGATTTTTTTACTGAATCACTTACAATTCCAAATTGCTTTTCTAAGTTTTTACCATAATTTTCATTCAATGGATGTTCAAAAAAATCATAAACAACAGAACTAAAAGCTGCTATTGATGCTGTTAATGCGAGAATTGGATGAGCTTTTATAAGTATAAACATTGAGGAAAATGCTTTTCCTATACCTGTTATTTTAGCTGATATTGTAGTCATTCCTTTAAATAATAGGAATACACCTATTAACTCTCCGACCGCATTTCCGAATGCTTTTATAACATTTGGAGGAATTTTATTGGCAAGTGTAAGTATACCACTTATAGCTTTTCCAACAAGATTTATACCTGTTGCACTTAATCTTCCAAATTTCTCAAAAAAGTCAATTACACCTTCGCCTATCCCTTCCACAAAAGGTTCAGCTACTTGCCAAAATAACTTTAAATTTTTATTTAATAAATTCCAATTGATATCTTTTGAAATAGTATTTAATGCATTAATTAGCTTAGGTATACCTGTTCCTATTGTCCATTTACTAATAGGTACTAAAAATTCTTTATAAAAATCTTTTAATGCAGTACTTGAAAAATTTCTTACATCAGCAAACCCATCATTCCAAAAATTCTTTAGAGCTTTTTTTACAGGGTCAAGTTTTTTTATAATTTTCTTTGAAATATCTGAAATATTATTAGCAAATTTTTCAGCTTTATTATCCATTCTATCAAAGGCAGAATTCCATACCTTTTCATAATCAGCAAGTGCAGCATTTATTTTATCTGTGAGGTCAAGACCTCCACTACTGCCACCACTTCCACTACTTCCTGATGATGAATTTGATGTATCTGATAATTTATTAATCTCATCAAATCCCATTAACTCATTTTTCAACTCTTTTGCTGATGATGTAGCTTTATCCAGACTATCTGATGTATCATCTGCTCCATCTCCGATACCATCAAAAATATCTGAATATCCTGTGCCAGAATCTCCAATAACTGCTGACATATCTATACCAAGCATTTTTCCACACCATTCAAATAATCTTCGAATGGCAATTGCTAATCCATTGACATATGGAAGCACCTTTGCAACAGTTGGTAATAATATATTACCTATTGTTCTTGATGTGGCTTTTATATTATTTTTAAGCAATCTTAACTGGTTTGACGGAGAGTTTATAGTATTTGCCAAATCTCCCCAGGCAACCTTTGACTGGTCCAAAATAGCAAGAACTCTTAATTGCATTTTCTCGCCCTGTGTCATTTCTGATACGGTTTGGCTTACACCATATTTATATGCATATGTAGCTAATGTTGCATTAGTAATATCAATACCATATTTATATAATGCTCTTGATTGTCCTATGAGACCACTTTGCAAGTTATTCATTACAGTTGATAACTCTACATTTCTAAATGAACTCATATCTCCAGCAAGCATTGTTAATGCTTTTGATGTCGCAAGACTTGCTTCTCCGGTTAATTTGAGAGAGTTTGTAACCTGACTTATTCCTGCTTCATAATTCATCATACTTGTTACATCAAGACCTAAATTTCCAAGTCCACTATCGCTAAGTGTTCCATCAAAATTTACATTATATCCGGTCATCTTAGACGTAAGAGAGTTCATTCGACTTTCAAATGATTCTGCGTATGCTTCAGCATTATCATAGCCATATTTACTATACTCTTTTTGCCACTCTTTACCGATTTTTCCCATAGTAACATTAAAATAGTTATATTCTTCTATGTAATTCATTGAAGATACTACTGAAGAACCTATTTTTTTAATCATACGAAAAACCATAAAGTATGACTGATATATTTTACCAATGGCACTTGATAATGAAAATGATTTTCTTGTTGCTGTCTCACTAGCACTTGAAAACGTTCCTAATGCTCTCGCAATTCCTCTTGAAGAAGTTCCTACTTTAGACCCTTGTGATGTTAAATTTGCTATTGCATTAGTCAAATTTATTACATTATTCGATACTTTAGGTGCTTTTGATAATGTTTCTAATAATGCCGATAATGATGTTGCTATTTTAGGTATATTATCTGCTGCTGTTATTGCTTTCTTTTGTCCTAAAGTATTTATATTGCTTGCCAATTCTGAAATCTTTTGTGCATTTTTTCCCACACTTGTCATTGCACTCAATGAACGTGAGATACTATTAATTGCTGATGATGCACTATAAAGTCTTGAAGTATTTATACTTGAAAGTGCATTTATGTTTTTAATCATTCTTGTAAAATCATTTGTTTTTACATTAGAAAGATTTAATGATGCATTGGCAAATTTATTAATTCCATTTGATAATCCAGTTAAACCACTAGAATTAACTCTTGATAATGCAGTTGATACACTACCTAACTTTGTTACAAGAGTATCTAATGCTCTATTTGCTTTAGTTGCTCTTGCTTCTACTGATAACTCTAATCTATCTATATCTGCCATTAAACGTCACACCTTTCTATGATATAAATTCAATCTGTACTGACGCTCAATGGCATTCTGACACTAATAAAATTAACTCTTATACATTTGTATTTTATTTATCTTTATTTTCATTTACCATATTGTTTGCAAAACTGATGAATGCTTGTAATGCTTCCTCTTGCTTTTTCTTCTTTTCCTCTTCTGTAAGTGGAAATATTTGTAAAGGTTCATCAAAATATTCAGCTTTTGATTTTCGACCATTAAATGCCTTATCTATGGCAACTAAGGTAGCTCTGGTATTATATATACCTTGTAAGAACATCCTATAATTTTGATTTTTCATTCTTTCTTTCTGTGCAAGGTCATAATATTTCAGTTCACTAGGGCAACCATCAAAAATTTCCTCTTTACTTACTCCAAGGCTTAGATAATATGGCAATACATTATTTTCAAAATTTTTATCAAAATCAAACTCTTCTACTTGCTCTTTTCTGATTTCTTGTGGTCCATCGGAATTAATGTCGCTTCTTCCTGGCTTATCAGTTCCTGTGAGCTCTGGAAGAGTTTTGCTAAAAAACCCTGTTCAATTAATTCTTCATTAATCATTGTGAAAATCTCGAGAATACCCATTGTTTCATCTTCGTCTGCCAAATCATCAAACAAGTCGCAGACCTTATCAACCATTGCTTCTCTTTCAGATTCTGTTGTATAACCAAATTCGTCTTTATGGAATTTCTGTAATCCGACAAGAAATGCTTCTGCTGTTACTCCCATAAGTTTTTCGATTTTGTCAAATGCACCATCGTCTGATTTGTTGTCAAAAATCTGCTGTGCATCCTGTAATCTCTTTAATATTCCAGTTCTGTATAATGAGCTATAACCAAATTTAAGTTTGTACTCTTTACCATTTATTTTTATTACTTTCATTTCCTATACCTCCAATTATAAAAAATAAAGGAACATCTCATTTTCAGAAATGTTCCTTTTTAATAAATTGTTTTTATCCCTCTGCTTCTGTTGGTTCTATAGCTGTAGCCCAACCAATTTCACCTGTTGGTGTAACATTAACTGTTGTGTCCCATACCTGGTCAACATCTGTTGCTGACCAACCAATATCTGTCGGTTCTCCTGTGAAAAAGAAACCTTCTTTTAAAGATGGATGATAAAATTCCATCCATAATCTCTTACCTGTTGCAATATTGGTTTTGTATTCACTACAAATTTTTGTCCACATATCTTTAAATACCTGTGACATACCAAATTTTAACCCTAATGCTCCTCCAAGGTCTTTTAATCCCTGGATATATGTTTTCCATTCTGTTGCATTTAATGATGTCGTGTCATATGTAGATGGTTCTGGGTTTAAATCTGGAATTGATTTTGGATTAGGAATATCTATAAATGCTGCCGGCTTTGTACCTGCTACTGTTTCAAATCCATATCCTACGTGAATACCTGCTGTTGATAAATCAATTGCTTTTGACATATTACTATTCCTCCTTGCTTTCATTGTTGTCTTTATTTTTTAAAATATCTAATGCTCTATCTATAACCTCTGGGATAGGTATTCCCATCAGCTTCGCATTCTCCAATATGCTTATTGTTTCATTTACAATAAATGCTATAATTACCGCATCTCTTATGTAGCTTGAACCAACTGTTAAATCTAGTCGATAAGCTACAAGAACAATAAGTAACATCATTCCTTTCTTGCACAACCCCTTAAAACAAGTAGTGCTTTCTAATGCACCTGATTCTGTTTTTTTACTTTTGTGGAATACTCCAGCTACCACAAGACCTGATATATAGTCCAATGACATAAAAACAATTAATGTAATAAGTCCTGTACTCCAACCACCAAACAGATATGCAATAGCACTTCCTATGACACCTGCCGTAGTACATATTGTCTGCCTCATATTTCTTTCAACCTCCTTCTTTGCACAAAAAAAGAAAACTGAAAATCATTCAGTTTTCTAATTCTATCTTTTAAAATTCAATTTTAAAATTCATCTCCATTACAAACTATTCGCTGGTATCTTGCCACCCATCTTGAAATGTCTGAACTTGTACTATTGACTTTAGCAGGTCCAAACTTACATTTAAAATTTTTAGCGAGCATATTTTCTTTTGCAAGAAGTGAAATTTGTTCACAGATACTATCCGCATTTGTACCATTACAATAAACATTTAGTGATATAAGTGGATTCTGACCACTTTCACTACCTGATAATGAATATCCTACTCCTGCCCTATCTTCGACATTATAGTCTAAATATGGCATTTGTGATTCTTTAGGTACTTTGTATCTATCAACAGTACATTTAGGATATTGTTTGTTCATTTTCGATTTAATGTATGTAAATAATACATCAGAGTCAAAGCCTGCCATAAAAACACCACCTAACTTTTAAAAACTTCCTTAGCAACAGTTACATACTGTTCTCTTATTGCTTTCATAGCATTGTACATTGGCATTGTTGCTTTAGTACCATGTGTATATACCCATCTATTATCTTCATTAAGATAATACCAACCATCTTCAAATGCGTGTGTTTGGTCTGGAAATGTACCAACACCCATTCCCATCTCACTTGCTTTTGGATTAGCTGTTGCATTGAAATGAATACCTGCACCAAATTCAACTAACAATAGTGTGTTTACTGTTCCATATTCATTAGTTTTATCCTGACCTATTGAGGTCAAGATAGCTTTGCACCCTGTATTCGTTGAAGATATTTCTGAAGATAAAACAATTGTTTTTCCTAATGGGGATTCGTTTATACTCTGTAGTGCAACTCTATTACCTATTTCATTAAGCCTGCTGCATAATATCTCACATTTTCTATTTAATGATTTTTGATAATCTCTTATCTGCTTTTGTGCTTTTCTTATTTCCGAAACTGATAATCCAAAACTAATTTTCAAATTAACCACTTCCTTTTTCTGATAATGATTTAATTGCAATTTTCATTGAATTAAGACCCTTGGCAACACTTTTCACTACATAATCTGCACTATCAATATCTATTGTGCCATCTGCATTAAAATTCGGCTCATTTTCGTACCAAATACGTGTTAGGGTATCAATTGGTAATGTTGTATCTGTAGAACTTATTACGTGGCTAAAATCGACATTATTTCCAAATACTTCAATGTCAGCTTGACCTTTACCTGCGGATATATTTGCTTCAAATGAAATAGGATTATTATATCCTGCCATTGTACTTACAATTACAGGTATCTGCTCGCCATCTATATTTGTGTATATAATGTTTCCATCACTATCTTTTTTGTATACTTCTATATTTTTATTGTAGGTCGCATATTGCAACTTACGCAAATTTTTTTTACAGTCACGCATATTCTGACCTCCAATATATAGTTTTCAATTGCACTCAACCCACCACCTTTTAAATGAGTGCGTTACCCTGCATTTATATAAATAAACACGCACAATCTTCTATAGTTTGCTTTTAACCCTGCAAGGGAGATAAAAGGATCACCGCCTTTCTAAGGCTTTGTTTCTACGTCTATAGGAAATTCTGTGTAAAAATACACTTTATAGTGATATGGGTCCGTATGTGTACCTGTTATATCTTCAACCACATATAGCGTATATTCATTGATATAAACGTAATTTTTCTTATATGTATTAGCACCTGTTTTTATAGTACATACAAGTTCATCGTGGCTGTTATTTGATATAGACATATATCCCTCAACTTCCAAAATGACTTTATCCGTACGTGCATTATAAACAGTTAACTTTCTTTCACACTCAAAATTATCTGCCTGTTTTGAAAGATTTTCATTTACCTTATCTGCTTCACTACAACCTGTTAATAAACATAACATCATTGCACCTATAAGCAATAAACTTATAATTTTTTTCATATAAATCTGCTCCTTATCTGCAAAAAGCAACTAAACCATAAAAGCAACTATTCCTATCTTTCCAAGTTCTGTTTGTACCATTATCATTGTGTGAGGTCTGACCTTCTACACCGAATTGGTTATAATCATAAAGAGAAACTTCTCTGATAATAGAATAATGATTATATAAATCTTTTTCTATTTGTTCATCATTAAAAGAATCCGGATAATTTCTCTTGAACTTTACTTCACGAATAGCACTCTTGATTTTAGATGACAGGATTGCTATGTCTTTAGTTTCTGTCAATCCTAATTCAGTTTTTAAATCTTCCAGCAACTCATTTAATAGCAATTCCATCATATTACCTTCTTTCTAATAGCTTACTGCTTTTCTACCTTACTTTTAGAGGTTTTAGACTTTGTTTCTGCTTCAACAGGTACTTCCGTACCTTTATTTGTTTCTGCTTCAACAGGTACTTCCGTACCTGCCGAATAATATTCTCCGTTATATTTAACCATATATCCGTACTTCATAGTCGCTACCTCCTAATTCTAGTAACATTTAATTACAAATGTTTCGTCCATTCTTTCGTATGATGGAAGCACAATTTCAGACACAGTTGTTTTTGTATTTACAGGGTCACTTGTAGTTGTGACAGCAATTGCAACACCTGTGTCAACAATTGTAACATCTGCTTCTTTTGAGCCCATTAATGTTCTTTCCTCTGGTGTTGTTCCATACCAAGTGCTACCTAATGCACCAGATGGAATTAATGTTGCGAAACCATCAGCAAAGAACTTAGCATTTGTTTCATCTTCCTTTTTGTACTGCTTTTTATATACAAGAATTTTAATATTAAGTTCTTCATCAAAGAGCTGTTTTACTCTTGCATCTGTCATAAGTATGTTGGCAGTTGTATTCTGTGCAAGTATTGCACTTCTTACTTTTTTGTTCTGCTTTAAGTAGTTCATTGTCGTTTTTGACACAATCATAATTTCAGGTGTTGTGCCTGTAAGCTGTTCAACTTTATCACAAGCTGTCTCTACATCTTTCATAGGGTCTGAATTTTCGGTATCTGACCATTTATCTGTAGATGATGAGATTTCTAAGTAATTGTTTGCTGCATATGTTCCGTTTGGGTCATAATCATAATCATATGTAGTTCCATCTGCTTCAATGGAAATCTTTGGGTGTCCATTTACAGGATTTAACAGCTGCATAATCATTCTTTCCGGAACAACATTGGCACCATCCACTAATGTATTAGCATCATCATATATTTTGCTAAGTACATCTTTTGCGTATGGATCCGCTGAATCTTCAGCTCTCATAATTTCCTGCTCGTCCTCTTCCTCAACAAGCATCGATTCTCTGAAGAATGCCATCTGTGTTTTTTCCATTTTGAAGCCTGAACGACTTCTAATGGTTGATTTTGCATCAAAATTGCTAGGTTTCAAAGAAACTGCTAATCCCTTTGATGTTTTAATCCATTTAAGGTCAAGTCCCATTTTCTTTTTCGCAGGAAATAATCCTGCCCCAAGATATTTCTGTTTATTACTACCTGCTTCTGTATGTACAAGTGCAATTGCCTTTGATGAATAAGCATCTCTAATATTCATAATCTCACAATCTCCTTTCTATTCAAAAACAATAAGACTAAGTGCTGTCTTAACTGCTGTTGCAATGGTAATGTTTGCATTAGAATTTGCATTAGCTTCATTTACGCAACCAAACGCTTTCAGGATAGTTCCATTTGGGTTTGACTTGTAAACATCTTTTAAAAGAATACCTACTGCTGTACCATCTGAAGTGCCACCATTTACAACCTTTCCATCTTTATCAATAGGGTTTCCAGCCTTACAAACTCCATTTGTAAATGCTGTACCATCGAGAGTTATTGATTCTGTTAACTCTCCTCCTAATTTTCTTTTCAAAATCTCTTTCTGTGATGTAATGTTACTTTCCGTAAATTCCATATTCTTACCTCCATTCATTACAGGTAACTATCAACTATTGTTTTAGTTGATTCTGACCCTGCCATACTTTTACCTATTGTTTCAGCTACCTTTTCTGCTTCTGACTTTTCATCATTATTACTTCCACCATTTCCGCCTGGTGTAGGTGTTTTATCCATCATTTCTTCCTTTGTTTTCTGTACTGCTGTTTCTTTCTGTTTAGAAACCAATGTTGCAAATGCATTAGCAGAATTTTTGGACTTGTCCAAATCTTCTGAAACTAATGTGTCAATCAAATCTTTGTAATCTTCTTCTTTCAGACCTGCTGCAACAAGAATCTTTTCCACTTCAAGTCTGCTTGTCTTTTTTGCAAACTCTGATTTGGTGTTGTTAGCCTCTTCCAATGCTCTCGCAATTTTTTCAGCATCTGTAAGATTTGCATCTTCAAGTTCTTTATATTTAGACTCTATTTCCTGAAGCCTTTTCAGTTCTTTAGGGTCTATAGCTTTTTCCTTTTCCCTTGTTATGTCAGCTCCATTAATATTCAAAATTGCATTAATCTGCTCTTTTGTCGCTTCTGGAAACTGTTCTATAATCTGTTCTCTTGTCATATATTTCTTATCTCCTTTCAAATCCTACGTTTTGTTAACGCAGTTCACTCTGCATGGATTCTGTCCTCTAACGTTCGGACCTACAAAAATAAACAAAAAAATAGCAACATTAACTGTTGCTTAACCTGAATGGCTAAAGTTAATGCCACTACTTGTTTTCCTTTTTGATAATGGGTGAGTGCCTTTTTCATAAAAAGCATTTTCCCCTGTAGCTGTATTAAAAATATTAGTACCACCACATCGGCTACACTTTACATTTCCATAGCCTATATAACGTCCTAACATTTTTTTACATCCAGAACATCTTATTTCTGTACCTCTGTTACTCAATATTATCACCACCTTTTTTCTTTGAATTTAAAGTGGTAATTTCTGCCTGTCTCTTCTGTTCTGCTTCAAGTTCAGCCTGTTTTTCTTGAGCTGTTTTATATAAAGCATCCAGATAAGGTTTCGATTGTACATAAACCTTTTCAGGGTCTCCCCATAAATCGCAAGTCTGTATTGCGATTTTAGGATGAATACCTTTTTCAAGCAGATATATTAAGGCTTGTGCCTTAACCAACATATTATCTGTCTTATTTCGTGTGATTTTTATATCAATATCAGATACCGAAAGTTTTTCTGATATTTTTCCTTTTGTCTTAAGAATTTTTAAAACAACTTTCAAAAATTCTCTTTCTGACTTCTTTGTTACAGGTTCGTCTATCTTTGCTCTCTGCTCTGCAAAGTCCCAACCATTTCTAAGATAAACAGCTTGTCCGGTATCTCCACCTGTATTCTGCTCTCTTGACGGCATTCCCTCAACAATAAGCATATTTTGGTACAAATCATTCTTTGCAATTTGTGTCTGCTGCTGGTCTAACTCATTTGCTACACTACCAACATCAGCTGGCATTGATGGGTTTAGAGTTTTTACACTTAACGCACCCAAACGACACATTTTCAAAAATGTATTATCATCAATTTCACAATTAACAAATTTAATAAATGCCTGAACAAACTGTTCTATTCCATCAATCCTATTTGACTGAACAGTATTAATTGCATCTAACATAGTGATTACAATTTCTATGTCAGATAATAAACGTGCATTGTTCGGAAATTCAATTAACAATATCTTTCCATATCCGTTTACACCGGAAAGATTGTCAATTATTTCATCTTCACAAATATAAAAGACATCTGTTTTAGTTGTACAGTAATATACTGTTCTATCTTTTTCGTCTGTTCTTATTGAAACTGACATCATCGCAGGATTTCCATGTTCAGATGAATATACAACATAGTTGTATCTAGGGTCCGGAGAACATATGTCGAATGGTGGTTCATCATCTTCTATTAAGTCTTTTGGAATACTCCATACTTCTCTGTACGACGTACCACAACAACTTCTCCAATCACTCATCTCTATGTCATAGTAATCTTTGCTTCTAATACTCATATATCCATTCAACTTATCAATTTCTTTGGATATATCTTCATCTGCTATTAAACTTGCATATTGCACAGGCTCACCACAATTTTGTGCAATCATAAATCTATTTATTTCAAATGCGTGATTCTCAACTACTTTATTATTGATTTCTGGCCGAACCTCTTTCTGTTTATACAGAATAGGTTGGTCTCCTGCTACATAATGATACAAGTAGTCAATTTCTCTTCTGTTTTGATTATGAATAATTAAAGTGTCGTGTAAAATCTTAATGACATTTTCTTTTGTAATCCTTTTTGTGTTAATAATTATCTTTTTTCTACCATAAACTCCATGACATATGTCTTTAAATGGTTTCTTATTTTTATGATAGGGAATATATATGCTCAACTTGTATCACTTCCTTTTCCTGTAAATAATTTGGGAATAATAAAAGAAGTCGCTGTCTTTTTAGACAACGACCTCTTTTCGATTAAGGGGATGATTAACAAAAACAGAAACCGAAAAAGTTGCTTGCAGTTTTTTAACCACTATCATAATACCATTTTATGAATGTGAATTGTGTGCAACTTCACTTTTTTTTATAATTTTATCTATTTTTCTATTTATGGTGCTTCTATCAAACTTTAACTCTCTTCCAATCTGTTCATCAGTGTATCGTTCTATATATTTCAAACGCATAATAGTTTTATCTTCAATCGAATCTAATTTATTAATGAAACTTTCTATGTCAAGTTTCATATCCTCATACAACTTTTTATTTCCCTCTAAATCAATAACAAGCTGTTTCACTACTTTTTTTCTTTCTTCATCTGTTTTTACATTTGCACCACTTACCACAAAATGGCAAGCAGTATACGGAAACTCGCTCATTGAACCATTCACAACTCCATATGAAGATGTTACTGGATGAGTTTTGAAATAATTCAATCTTCTTTGAATAGATTTTATGTTACTTTCCAAATATATGTACGATGCTAGATATTCTCTAGTTATCATATTCCTACCTCCACTTGATTTCTTTAAAATGGTCTTGTAAATGCTTCACACTGTGCATATGAACTTAACTTCATATCACATAACTGTGCCATACTATCGGGTGCATCATCGTGTTTAACTTTTCCCTCCATCTTAAATGAATACAGATTTGATATGAATTTCTGATATTCCTTATCTCTGCAATTCGGTTCTAAGAAATACATTTCACGAATTTCAGGTGCTTTATCAAAAATTCTCATTCTTTTACTTTGCTTATTTGATGGTGGTTTGCACATTATGTTTGTCCTATATCCGTTTTTCTTTAACTTCTTATCTATCCACTCGTGATAGTCTGAAGTAGTAAGAGTTTCTTCAAATTGTACAGCTTGTACTTTATGCTTTAATATTTTTTCTACTATCAGCGGACGTGTTATGTATTTATCTCCATTGTTAAATACTACATCAACAATATAGCATTCAGAACCATATTGATAACAAATAGGTGCAGCAACGTAATCACCACCACCATATGCTTCATCGACTGCCATAAATATTCTATCCGGTGTACCATTCGGAAGTATTCCGTTATAGAATTTCATAGAGTCAGATGTAAATAATGCACCTTTTCTTTCAATTGGGTCCTGCTGGTCCTGTGCGTACCAGGATGCCATATCATCATTTTCTTCAAACGATGCACGTATCATTTTATAATCTTGTGTGCTATATCCTAAATCATATGGGTAATCAAAGTTACTTTCATCATTTTCATCTAATGCCGGTATGCTAATTATCTTGTATCTTCTGCCTTTAAATTCAGCATTTGTTTCTAATAACTCTCTTCTACGTCCCTGACAATCTTTAAGGGCCCATCTTGTACCCATATTTATGAGCTTTGCCTTTCTCTTCAGACGTTTCATAAAGTTGTTATCGAATTTTCCCCAAACAGTCTCTTGTCTATCTGGGCTTATAGCTTCTTCAATACCGCTAAATAAATCGTCTGCAACTGCAAGTCCATTACAATCACAAGAACCATTTAATGTTCCATATATAGAACGACAAGTATATGTTGGATATGTTTTTCTTCTGTTTAAGTCAATGGTCTCATCATCTCCATTGACATTTATAATTTTTACATTTGGGAATATTTCTTTGAACGTATATGTTGGATCATTTATTAATTCTATACATCCTGTATAGAATGCTTTTGTAATTTTATCTGAATAGGCTGTATATAGATTTGATAGTTCTGTGTTTCTTGCCCCAAACCACACAAAACCAAATTTTACAATTTGTGTCTTACCAACTCTTGAGGGCATATTGATGAATAATTCATCTAATTCATCATCTGCAAGTTCCTGTATTGCCTGTGCAACTTTTCTTAAGGGATTAATTCTAGGTTGGTAGAATCTCTCTTCTTTTGGTCTCTTTCGCTCCATATAAAGCATAAAACTTTCAAACTTATATGGTGCTTCAAAAAGTCTTGCAGACCAATACAGTTCATTCATTCCGACTGTTGGCTTTAATGTTTGAACTTTCCTAATAATGAAATCTGAAATTTTCAAACAGTATTTTATATCTTCATCTTCTTCTAGCACTATCTTTGCCATATCAAGCAAATCTCTTAACGTGCTATAGCAACTTAGGTCTGATTTTTTTATCCGGTCTATAATTGCTTTGTTCTTTTCAGATACACCCATTTCAGCCAACTCCTTTTCTGTTTGTTATTGGCTCTCTAGGTGCTCTCTTTCTTTTAAATTTCCAAAATATTGGAAATTTTATTTAATTTTAAAATCTTTTATTGTATCTAAAGGTATATACCTTTGACACTTATTCATTCCATATTTTATGTGAAGCATAAGACAGTTATTTATCATTCCATAATCCTCTACTAATAGTTCCTCATTTTTTCTCCCCGAATCACGATATCTTATGATTATCTCTTTCATTTTTCTTTTAACCTCTTTTCTTTATGTCTCATTTGACATTCTATCATTTTTGCAACATTTTTTCGTTCATTGCCTTTTTGATGTCCTTGCTTGAATAATTCGCATTCCAGGACATCTCCACAATTTTTACATTCATCATTGATTTTATCCATATTCATTTAGCTTTTGTTGTCTCCTTCCTTAATACACAAAAACGACCACTATATCAATATCGGTGGTCGTTGTAATTTTCAAATATTAAATATCTTTATGACGAGATATGCAACATATTATAAAGCCATAAATTGCTAAAATAATCGCTATTGCTATTTTATTCCAGTTAAAATATCCCATAAGCATAAGCAAGCCAGTATGTATTGCATAAAAAAGCAAATATAAGAATGAACCTATTACCGGAGCTCCTCCCTCATAAAACATTCCAACAATTTCATATGTAATCATGTACATTATTGGTTCTGCCATTAGATTATACAAAAAACCATTTTTGCAATTTTCGAATGGATTTGGCAAATAGCGTTGTCTGACTATGATTGATAAAATCGCCATAATTTTGTAAATTTGCAAATATAATATCCTCCTTAGTAATTTTTGAAGATATTATATCATTTCAACCACCAATATTCAACTATCAACGTACCAAAACGCCAACGGTAGGATTTGAACCCACAAGTCATTGCTGACAGACGATTTTCAAGACCGCTCCCTTTACCACTCGGGCACGTTGGCTCATAGCAACGTAGTGAATTGCTATGTTCGAAGTTGATTTTGTCACTACATTTGTACAACTCCAAAGGACTTTTTATACCGCTTCCGGCAAACCTTTTCCCAGGTTGATTGTCGTAAGTAAACGCAAAGTGCAGGATTCGAACCTACAAGCCGAATTAACGACCGAATGATTAGCAATCATCTCCAATACCATTATGGGAACTTTGCAATATTAAACACGATTAAGGTTTCCCTTTATTCAAAATAGCTACAGTTATGTTCAGCCACTGTGATGATAAGTCTGAGCTTCCAGGAGCTACCCTTGGCTTCTTACCACTGTCTAGCACACGTAGGATTGATACCTACAAATTTCACGATTCTTTCAGAAGAAATATCCCATTTGATTTCGCTTTCAATTATGCCATATCGCTACTTTAACGAATTTCTTGTGTTATACTCCAATTTCTTGGATTCAAGGCAAACTGACTTATTGAGAATTTCCGTATATAGTCCGGGGTCTCTCACACCTCTCACATCAACGGATTATTTTTGCACCGCAAACGTCTATTATTCGTCAGCCACAAGGATTCTGCTTTTAACTTCTCTATTTTGATACACTGTACAACATTGTTGATAGTTTCTATCTTCTTACCTAAAATCACTTCTAAGTAAAAGCTGTCTTTTATCCAATATCTCGAATATGAACAACTCTATACTGTACATCTCGGCAGGATTGAAAAGTCCATCTGCACCGAGATAATCGTGTTTAATCGGAATACAAGGATTCGAACCCCGGCTCACTATTTGCATCAGCTAAATAAAATAGTTGTTCTACCACTGAACTATATTCCGAAACTGTCATCAGACAGTTAGCAATTATTTTTTTCGTGCTATGCGATGCACTATGCAGTTATTTAAGGTTCGTATCGTCTTACTGCCAATATACACGTCATTAACTTAACTCTTAATGAAGAGGTGCAACATTTACTGCTGCCAGTCCCACATATCGGATTGAACCAATACTTCTCTTTGTGTGCTACTTTACACTAATGCGGGATATGTGACTTTTTTAGTGCCACCATATCAATAATATATTTATGAAACATATTATTGACAACATTCTGGTGGTTTTTATGTCATTTTCTTTTGTACTTTTATTGCTTGTTAGCCAAAATGCAATTGAAAGGTGTATATCAAACAATGATGTCAGAATTTTTATAACTGTCACTTAAATATCACCCTTTTCTCTATCAGTCGATTTTGCGACTTCAAAGCCTTCAGGATAACGTTTTCTTAATTTTGCTTTGTTCATTTCACCTATATCGTCAAGGCTATATCCTATGCCCTTTGCTGCAACTGCTATATACCAAAGGCAGTCTCCTAATTCTTTTGCCATATGTTCTCTGTCTAATTCGTGTCCCTGAAAGATGTTTTTCTTAACAAGGTCGATACATTCGCCTGCTTCTCCATTTAGTCCCATAACTCCGTTTAACAAGAGATTTTCTTCACTTGCTACACTTACTCCACTTGCTGTTCTCATTGCTTCTGTCTGATACTCATTTAATGTCATTGTCTTATCCTCTCTTTCGCTTTTTATATCTCTTTTATGATTAGGTCGATTTTTTGTTTTATAGGTGGTAGGGGGGCTAAGTTGTCGCCCGGGGGTGTTTCTGTCACAGACCCCCTGGGGTGGGTTCGTTCTTTGCTTTTCAACTATTCGCAAAACCATTGTTTAGCGACAAGTCAAAATACTATATGTCATTTTCCCTTGATTTTAAAGGCTTTTCAGACTTTTATATCATTTATGTATGCTTTTTTCTTTGTACATTTTGCACAACGATTTTAAAAATCTACATCAATTTTATTATTTTTTTGCTCTTCTATGTAGTCCGCTTTGATCTCTTCTATGCTTCTGTGCTGCTGTGCTGGGTTTTGCACAATTTGTGGAGCAGTCTCAACCATTCCATAACTCGCTTTTGCAACAAATATCATAGAGACGTCTCGACCTCTAGAATTTTGTAAAAAATTCACTAAATAATTTTTGCATATATTTTTCCAATTTTTGACCGCTTCGCTATGACCAGAGCCTCGCCTATACTCTCCAGCCGCCCAGTCGGACAACGTCCCCGGATTAATCGAACACATATTCGCAAATGCTTCTAATGTCGGAAGCTGCTTATACTTGTTACATAAGTTTTCATAAATGCTAAATAAATCATTAAGCATTTCAATGTTATCTCTATCAATATCTTTTTTAATATTAAAAGATATGTATTTCATTAATCCCATAAAGAAAAAGGTATCAGATATGCCTTTTTCAATATTCTCTCTATCTATATCATTTAAAGACTCTATGTATTCATCAACTAATCTATATATCTTATTTACATATACATTAACATCA